TTAGGATATGGCTTTCCGATCAGCGCGTATGTATCCTTGATGATTTCGATGTTTTTCAGGCCAAGAATGTCATACTTAACCAATCCAGCTTCATGTACGCACTCCATGTCGATCTGCAAAATCTCCTTGCCTTCCGACATAAAGGTTCCGTAGTTATCGCGGAGAGTGAGCGGACTTGCGACGATACCTGCTGGGTGCATAGACTGAGAGATCGCCACATCAAGCAGCCCGTCATAGTAATAAAACACATCTGGGTATTTCTTACGGGCTTCCTCAGGATTTGCTTCAAAGTCCTGCTTGATCGTGTTGTTGATCTTGCCAACCCAAGGGTTTTTCTCAAAGATCTTTTCGTTTTCAGCCTTCAGCCGCTCATACTCTCTCGAATACGCCTTGATAAGCTCTGCTCGTGGAGTACCGCCCATTTTCTCTGGGAAGATAAGCTTATTTGTTTTTCTGTCCCAATAGTAAGTGCCGAATCCATCTCGTGAATCACCAAATGTTACCTCAACATCCATATCTTTCAGAGCTTTCAGAAGGCTCTTCAAGTCTCCCAGATCGTGTTGATGCTCTTTGTTCCAGCGAACGCCAAGCGCACGGCATATCTCATCAATGCAGCCTTTGGATTTGATTGTGCCAATGGCAAGGATAAAAGCAGTGTTTTCCTGACCAAAGCGGTTAATGATATATTCGTAAACCTTATCTCGATCAGACGGCGACACATCGATATCAATATCGCCAATCTCTTTACGGTCTTCGTTACAGAAACGGCTAAACACGGTATGCCAAGTCTCAGGATTAAGGTCTGTTGTGTTAGTGACGTAGGCCACACGGGAACCACCACAAGAACCACGGTTGAAACCAATAGGAATGCCGTTGGACTTGCACCAAGTTACCAGCTCTGACATGAAAAGCATAAAACCAGACATCTCGATTTTGTCGAATACGCGGCACTCTTCTTGGATTGCAGAGGCAAAATTGCTGATCTGGTCTTGGGTGATAGCTCCTTCTTTGATTTTTGCAAGAAGGTTATCTTTGATCGTCTGTTCAAAAACTTCCTTATCTCTCGCTCCGTAAAGCTTCGGGTACTTAAAGCTGACATCCAGCTCAAACGCCTCTACGGAATCGGCCATACGATTTGTGTTTTCGATAGCATCAAGAAAGATGCTTTCTGGAAGCGCATTTTGCAGTCTGAACATTTCGACCAGTTCTTCATAGGACTTGTAGCTAAGGTCGAAACTATCCTCGTCTGCAAACTCGATGTGCTTTGCAAGCTGCATTACACTTCTGCACTCTGCCTTATAACTGTTCAAGCTATGCGTATCAGTGCCGGCAATCAAAGGAATACCGTACTTCTTAGACATTTCTGCCAGATGACAGTTATAAGAAATCTGCTCTGGGTGATTGTGCGGTTGAATTTCTAAGTAGTCGTAGTGCTTTAACAAGCGCTCGTACAACGGATGGTTTACCTTCATTTTGTTTAGAGGGGAGGCAAGACAAGCGCTAATCTTGATTACATTCTTGGAGATACCCAAGAACTCATTGAACGAGATGCGAGGCTTATAATAGAAATGGTCGTCTCGTGTTGAGGCGCTGACCAAATCATTCAGCTCTTGCAAACCAGCCTGGTTTTTTGCAATCAAGATCGTATGATAATTGTCTCTCAGTCTGCTTTCTTCGCCGGTGCGAGGATCTGTCCAGATGAATTTCTCTGTCAGATAACACTCGACACCGTGCAAATACTTGATGCCTGCTTTGTCGCAGCACATCTTTTTAGCCACCCACTGATAAATGTTGCCATGCTCGGTAAATGCAATGGCTTTCTGCCCAAGCTCAACAGCACGATTTACATAGTCTTCAAACTTTGTTGCGCTGTCCAGCAAGGACAAATCAGAGTGGAGATGATATACAACATAGTTTTCATCCACCGTAACCACCTCCATCCTGGATAGAGCCAAATACCTCATCCTCTTCGTCATTGAGTTGTTCCGGAGGGAATGGTAGTCCGCCAGTGTGCTTGTGCTTATCCCAAGAGTAACGACGATCAAGATCTACTTCGTTTGTGAAGAAACGGCGAGACGGCTGATCGTAAAACACGCCAACACTTCTACCTTCAAAGCCAAGCATACGGTCTTTGAGGATATCGATCAGAACATCGTCCTTAATCGGTTTTACTCTCCATCCGTTGCCATTAAGCTTCGGTTCACCTTGCTTATCCTTTTCAGATACGCGGTAGAGACTGATGATACGGTGTGCAAGGTCAATGATTGCGGAGATACCCTGCACATCCATCTTGTTCAGACGGCGCATTGTGTCGATCTTGTGGGGATGAACTACCAAAATAACAATGACATTGAATTTGACCGCAAAAGAGATAAGCTGCATGATAAGCTCACTCTGCTTGTTGTACTTATTGTCGTCGCTGCATTCCAGATTGATTGCGGTCAGGTTATCCAGAATGAGCAGTTTCGTTCCGTACTTGCGAACAGAGTCTTCCATCGTTTTCAGCAGATCTGTCATACGGTTGGATCTTCCGTCTTCGTAGATGTACAGTCTGCCGCGATAATGCTCTTCGATTTCTCGCTTTGCATCAGGACGAACCTTGTAATATACGGAATCTTCAAAATGTCGCTCTTCAATATGGCGCTGGCCTGCAAGTACCGAATTCAACCAGTTCTTTGTCTGGAAGTTCGGCAGCTCACCGGAAAACAGAAAAACATTCTTGTCTTGCTCAAGAGACTGGCAAATGAGCTGGTTAATGAAAGAGCTTTTACCTGCGCCGTTAATACCAGTGATGATGTTGAGCGTACCCTGAAACAGCTTCATGAGGTATCTGTCCAGAGGTTTAATACCCGTGGTTACACCGTCGATCTGGTCTAAGTCAACATCTTGGATATCTGAAAAATCCACAACGCCTGGTACGGGGCTATCCTTTGCGTTAAGGATGAATTCAAGCACTTTCTCCTTACCAAAATAGTAAAGAGCTTCGTTTAAGTCGTTGACGGGAAGCTTCTTGCCGTCTGGCATTTCCACAATAGATGGGATTTCAACGACCTTTGTTCTCCAACTGCCAAGGCGATAAACAACTTCTTTCTGCATCTTAATACCGGCCTCATCGTTGTCGGAGCAGATGATGATGGAATCGAACTGCTCCAGCCAATCCCAATTCTCTTCGATCCAATGGAAGTTGCTACTTCCAAGAGGTACAGAGACGGTGTTTGTGTAGCCAGCCTCAATAGCAGACAGACAATCGGGTTCGCCCTCGCAGATCAACAGAGGAGAGTTTACATTGATGCGGTTCATATTGAACAGCAAATTGCTTGTATCTGCATTTTTCTGACACCAACATTTATTTTCGCCCTTGCGAACCTTGCGCGAAGGTCTGTACTTTACCATTGTCAGCACATCGTTGGTGTCGTAATAGTTCCAGACGATATTTCCTTCTTCATCCTGCCGTACATCTGCATAGTCCAGCGTCTTTTCGCTGATGCAGCGCTTCTTGAAGTAGGAGTAGACTTTCGATTTATCGCCTAATGGTACTTCCTTGGGGTATTTATACTGATGCTTGGTTTTTACTCCAAGCTCACCGAAGCTATATTTGATACCAGCTAATTCAAATAGCTTTTGGCAAGCCTGAAGATAAGTCATGCCTTTGTAAATGAACACATCCAAAATATCGTAGTTCCTTGCACACGCTCCAAAGCAATGGAAGGAGAACGTCTTTTTGTTGTAGATGAATGATGCGTGATCTTCTTGGTGGAAGGGGCAACAACATCGAAGGTTCTGTTCGTCAAAGTCATGGATATCTAATTCCTGGGCAATGATAAGCGCGTTTTCGTCGCCAAGCTTTTCTTTCGCCTCAAGAATAACGTCACGATCAATTTGCAGTAAAGTCACCCCTTTCAGAACATTTTGCTAAACTCGCACTCCTTACACACATCGCATAGATAGTTGCACCGCCAGTATTCCGGTTGTGGTTGCCAACTGTCGTTGCGTGTGATTGAATCGATTTCACTTCCTGCCCACTTTTCAACTTCGTGGAACCGCTTGATTTGAAACGGCTCTTGGATCATGATTTGTGAGCGGAAACAGTTGAATTCCAATATGTCAGGAAAGCGACCATACTTGTCTTTTACTGCTGCGGAATATACATAGAGCTGCCGTAGGTAGTCATCCAATTCCGCGTCTGACTTTGTTGGTTTGGATCTCTTAGAGCGTGGCTTTAAGGTTCTGGATTTGTGGTCAGTGATGATAAGCTGGCCGTCATCGCTAACCACATCAATAAATCCAGTCCAAGGTCGATCAGCGAAGATAAATTCCATTTTTTCTTCTACACTGATGATTTTGCGTTTTGGAAAACTGATATTGTCCAGATAATAAAAACCCTGCTCGAAATAATTGTGGTGAATTTTTCGATTTGGAGCTTTGGCACGGACATTTTCTGCGAAGTGGGCTACATAGTAAGTAGAAAGGTCTTTTCTTGCCAACTCACCCGAAAGATACATCTGCATTATCAGGTGTATGTAGCTACCAAACTCCGCAAAAAATCCACTTTGCTTTTTTAACGGCTTTCCATATTCGTCACGATACAGATAGGTCAGAAACCACTTGTATGGACAATCCGAAAAAGAAGTTAAGCGTGAATAGCTCCAAGTCATGTCACCGATGACTAAATCATAACGAATAGAGTATCACCGCCGTTAAAACTGCTTAGAAGGGCAGATCGCCGTCTTCTCCGTCGTCCCCGTCATCTGCCAGAGGGGAAGGAGCTGCCTTTTGCTTCTTTGCTCCGCCGCTTGCCTTCTTGCTGGAAGTCTTAGAGCTACCACTGTCGCTGTCAGTAGAAGCGCCATCTGCCGGCTCAAAATCGAACAGCGTGAAATTGGTGAACTCACGGCCTGCTTCCTTGTCGTAGCGATTGGATACATCGCAAGCACCCATCTTGATACGGTAACGATCACCGTTTTCCAGACCCTTTTCAATCAGGCCAATCTTCTTATTAGCCTCACCGATCAGGCTGACGAAGCCGCTGAAGTCAGTCACATACTCGTCTGTCTTCTTGTCCTTGCGGCTGGTGGACATTCTGATTTTTGCAAAACTATCGCCCTGGTTGGTAATTTCCCAAACAGTAGCGAATGCGCCTTCACGAAAACCCATATCTTACTTCCTCCTTATTCTGTAATTGAGAACTGACGACCAAGCTCTTCCAGCAGCTTAGCGGCCACAGAGGGGTCAG